GACATGGCAATCTCCGATTCTAAAAGTTGTCTATAGTATATTTATTCAAGTAGAGCTTTCTTCAGTGCTGCGACTAGTTGATCATCTACTTTGTTTCCTGATTTAGCTGCTGCTTTTTCAAGTAGTCCGATAAGAAATAACTTGATCTTATCTTCTAGATCCTCAGGAATTTTGTCTACTGCCTTATCAATGATGTTGATAGCAAAGGGGAGTAAAAATTTAGTCATGATTAAATTGCAATTTATATATTATATAGCAAGTTCTTCTTCCCATTTTTCTATAGTGATCCCCCTATCCTCTAGTTGAGATAGTGCATAGTCCATAATAACTACGATTCTATCATGGGTTCCGTTATGTTGTGCCCAATGTTTATCATGATCATGGAATGCAAAGAGTTCTCCTACCTTCCATGATCTCTTTCTACCACGCACACTTAACCATGCACCCTCATCTTCTATAACAGGGAAGTGTAAACGTAATGAATCTATGTCACCAGAATGCGGATTGATTTTTGTGCCAGGTGTCAACTTGCTTATGGTACATGACTTAAGTAACATACCATCTACATCTTCTTGTATAGCACTATAGAATGTAGGGCACAGCAGTTGCATACTCGCAGTCAACTTAGGTAATACTTCTTGTACCTTTTCTACCGTAGTATTAAATAACTCAACGAATGATACCATTTCGCTGAGTTCGTAGTCTTCTTCATTTGCAGTAGTGCCTACAGGATTGAGTGGCATAGGAATTACTTTCCAATCACCTTCCCATAGTTGTACTCTACCTAAATTTCTATCCTCTACCCATTGGTCAAGTACCCACTCTTGTAGGATAGGTTGATTGACCTCCACAAATCTTATGATCTCTGGAATGATCTGTCTATATTGATTTTTAAGATTACGAAATGAGGATAGATCAGAGATCACATCCTCTTGCCAAATTTTTCTCATACTTTAAAATATTTTCGGGCAACCGTTCTTACCATGTACAGGACATTCTACACCTTCTTTGGTGTGATTGCAAGCCATCTTGCTCTTATCCTTACCTACCTTAGGCATCTTCTTAGATTCACCTGACTTAAATCCATCTGGGTCCTCTAGTTGAGGCATAACCTCAACAGGACCTGTTACTTTTTTTCAGATAACTTTCTCCACTCAGAGAACTCTTTAACACAGTTTGGTACTTCCTTACCGTCCTTCATCTTAGTTCCCTTTGCCACATATCCTTTCCAACAAGTAGAAGCACCAACGTTATCTCTTGCGTTCTTCATGCCTTCTACGTTAAGAGTCTTAGGATAGTCCTTGTCACCTTTCTTTGCAGGCTTCTCTCCTCTCTTTCTCTTAGCATGAATGTTATCCCAGAGACCTTTCTTCTTACCTTCCTCTACTGTCTCCTCTTTCTTCATCGCTTTCTTACCCATCGCCTTCTTGATGGCTTTATCTCTGGATCCAAAGTACTCGTCCTTACCAGACTCTACCTTGCCATCTCCATCATAATCTTTCTTTGCTTTCTTACTTTCTGTCTTAACCTCAGCTGATAGTTCATCATCAACGAACTCATTAGGTGGTTGTGCTTCAATTTCTCTTTGAGATTTAGATGGGTTGATTACATGTTCATGTACACCCTCTCTAGTAATCTTGATATCTTCTACGGGAACGTCTTGCTCTAGTCCGTGATTGAACATAACATCATAATGACTGACGTTACCTTCTTCATCTAGTGTATGCTGTTCTTTTAAACAATTACCCTCACCCCATTCTGGATGCTCCACCTTAGTAGCACAAGAATGCTTGACTTTTTTAATAGCTGGTTTGCCTTTAGTTCCATCTGGTTCTGCAAGTTTCATACCAGGTGCATCACCTCCACCTACACCATCAGCACCAAGACCTTTAACGTCTTTGTTGCCCATGATTGCGGACTTATCATATCTCCATGTCTCTTCCATGGATTTGAATGAGGTATTTAAACCTGATTCAGCAGCTATCTGTGCTAAACTTTTTGACTCGTGGTGGCTCATCTTATCTTTAATAGGGTCTGTTGGAATTGTTTGCTTAACTTTGACTGTGCCTTCAGGTTTCTGCACCTTCTGACCAGGCGTAAGCGACATTACATACTCACGATATGCGTCAGTTCCAATCTCGAATACTTCTTTTATGTTTGTAATCCAAGTGCGGAAGGTAGTTTCTTCAGCAGTAAGACACAACACATAGTTAGGTCCTCGACGTAAAATCTTTCCTACTTGTCCGTTCTCAGTAAGAATCCATTCACCTTTTTTGTAGACTTCATTCTTATAGAACTTATCTTTAGTGATATTTGCTTCCGCAACTTTAGTTTTCTTCGCGAAGTCGGAGAAAGATTTCATTAATATATGTGTACATATCAAACTTATTTATACGGTTTTACATGTTATCGTGTATTTCTACCATTAACTCTCTGCACATCTTATCATTAAGTGCGGAAGGAATACCTTTCCTAAAGGTTTTGAAATCACCCGCCTTTGCTGCTCTCCGCATTTTAGTTCCAGAGATAGCAAAAGTATCACCGTCAGCATCACGTTCTCCACTAGATATCACTTCTATCTTTCTGAAGGTATAGTCCTTACCATTGTAATTCTTAATCCACTGCATAGCATTGACTCTATCAGAACCTACCACCATGACAGCATCATCATATCCCTGTGACTGTAGTTCTGATAGTATAGCAACAGGATCTTTAGGTCCTGACCTAATCCTCTTTGCCAAATTAGGAAACATCTTCTTAGCATAGTACAGTTTCCTGTCAGGAGATAGAGGGTTAGTACCTTTCTTATCCACAGTCTGTGAAAGATAGATGTAGTAGTCACACTTCTTTGCTTTGTTTGCTACTGCCTTGAAGTTTTCAGCATGACCTATCGTTGGTGGTTGGAACCTACCAAAGGTAAAATACACGCATTTATAATCTATTATCTCCATTGCTTTGCCAGTGTGAAGTTAATGTAAGAGAACTCAATTCTATTTACAAGTTTGATCATGTCTCCGTTGTGATGTAGAACATATCCTTCTGGTGAAGTAACTTTATATCCTTGCTCAGTCCTTACGAATGTTTTAAATGATTCTAATTTATCAAGAGCATCTATAACTATCTGTTTATTCTCTTGTATCTTTCTATAGAGATTGAACATAGCATGAAACTCTTCCTCATTGTCTTCCAAGTATGTTAGACCATCATATAACATCTTCCTTCTCTCTGCCTGTTTCTGTGGACTCTTCATCTTAGCCACTTCCTTACCCATCTTCTCATGATAGAACTCACCTAATGACTTGAGTGCTCTATTAGGATCATTGATAGTACGAGATGCTTTGATCTCCGCATTGAAAAACTGTTTAAGATATGATGCTACATGGAATTTCTTATCACCTTTAGTATCCATGTTATCTACTAGATGATCTAAAAACTTACCAGACTTCCTACACATCTGATCTATGACTGTGACGTTAGATTCAAAAGTTTTAAGTTTATGTGATTCAACAGATACATCTGTCATCTGTGTGTCATTGTTTATTACTACACACTCCTGTATTTTTGATGAGACATCAGCACCAGGCTTTGCTGCCATAGTAGCAAGATCATCACCTGCGTAGTGTGTGTGAAATACTACACCAATCTCTGCCCTAGAGATTGCTTTACCCATGTCACTATCAACAGGACATCCATAGGTAATAGTATTGGGTGTAAAGGTAACAAGATCCTCACCCTCTACTGTCTCATACTTTTTATCTTTAGTAGTGAACATCAAGTCACCTTGTACTACACCACTGATACCTAGTTCTTTAAAATATTTTAGAGATGCTTTTAATTTGACAGCAAGGTCACCATCATAGAACGTATCTATATCATCATCAAAGAAACATATCTTTGGGTTCTCTTTATTGAATACTGATTTAGTTCCTACAAAAAATCTACCTGTGTATGGATGTACTCCACATATAACAGCAGGTGCACCATCCCATTTAGTCTGCATGTACCCACTACTAGGTTGCTTACCTAACATGCGGAGCATCTCTTTCATAGCAGAAACTGCTGCCCAACACCCATCTACTCCATGGTTGAGCATTTCATCTTCTATATGTTCTAAGTGTTTGAGTTGAGTTATATTTGCCATTAGTTCTTTGTGTAATCACCGTTAGCGTATCCAGGATAATTGTCAGAAGATGATTTAGATCTAAGGTTAACACTAAAATCATACTCTTTAGTAGAGAAGTCAATATTAACTCTCTTAGCATATCCACCCTTTCCACCATAGTCTATGTTTATGTTGTCACTCTTTAATGTACTAGCACTCTTTAGGTATGCTTCATTAATATTATAAACGTGTAGTCCCTTCTTGTCTCTATGTACCATCCAGTAACCATGTCCGACACCACTCTTTATAAAATTCTCTAAGTTTGTCTTTGCCTTTCCTTTGATTGTATATGATGTTCTATGATCTTCTACTGTGGGTGTTTTATCATCTTTATCATACTTCTGGAATATCTCTATAAATTTTTGATGATTGATGTTAAACATATCCAAGAAGTCCTTACCCATGTCAGTTAATATACCCTCTTTTAATTCATTAGTGGGAAAAATTTTAAGTGAATCTTTTCTACCACCTTTGACACCTATGTTAAAGAACGATAGCGTCTCTCCAAACTTGACTGATAGGTATATTGGTTGCTCTTTTTTACCTTCAGGGTCAGCTATCCATACTGTAATATCTGTGACTGTCGGTCCTATTTCTTCTGTCTTCCTACCCTCTGCTGAGATATAAAAAGAACTATCATATTTCATAGGTCTTGGTTTGTTTTCACCACCCTCGTGCTGTGATCTGATATAACAAGTGCCAGGATTATCACCACATATTGCTTTAAGTATTGTTGTAACATCATCAGGATACCTACCACCATGATCTTGAAATTTACGAAAGCTCTCAGCTAAATAATCCTCATATTCATTACCTTTATTATTACCACCACCTGGCGATCCACCAAAATGTTCTGTCTTTTCTAGTGCGGATATATTAACTGTTGCTAACAATGAATCATCATGATCACTTTTTGATCCTGTCAATAATAATTTTTTCTTATTACCTTTCTGATTAGCAGCACTATTCATATCCATTTTGAGTGCTCTTACCTTCTTTTCATCCTTCAAGTCTTTCCAATTATAATTTGACTCACTACCATCTTGAAACCTCACTACAATATCAAATACTTTTATATACCCTTTGTCCTTGTTTAACTTAAGCATCTGCTTATTGGCAATCCTCTCAATCAGAATGTTATCTCTGTTCTTATAGGGATTCCCAGCCCCATCATAGAGCTCTTTAAAACTAAGTGCTGTCATTTGTGTGAGTCCTCCTTCTTTATTTAGAACTGCTTCCAATATCTAGGAGGTAGCATACCTGATTCTGTATCAGTTCTATGCTTGAGAGTTAAAACGATGTCACCAGCGAGACTAATCCTTGTATGTTCTCTGGGTTCTGGAGAAGTATAATGTTCAAGAGAACCAGGAAAAACAACGAGATGCTCAGGTTGTGGTGTGATAGCATATCCATCACCATTGTTATATCTATTTTCTTTAATAAGTTTAAAAGCATCTCCGAACCACTCATTAGGATTTCTTTTTGTTAAAATTATTGGATCACCAGGTGTCTGTATGTAGTACACCCATGATATATGTGAGCAAGAATGATAATGAACAGGAAAGTGTTGACCAGGATCACATATAGTAAACCATGTCTTTGCAAAGTTAATTTCAAATGTACTTTTATCTATTGCAAAGTGGTCTATGTACTCCCTAACACACCCTTTCAAAGCTCTAAAAAAATGGTCTAGTCTCTTGTCTTGATGAACAAGAACTTTACCATTTAATTCCCCTGTGATTCTACCTGATGTGTTATCAAACTTGGCATCCTCAAAACTTTTATAAAGTGAGGGTAAGAAACCACCTAGTTTCTTTTCATATATGATAGTAGGGAATGCTTGATGAAATTTAGAGGTCGTCTGCTGCACGGTTCTCTGAGTCACCGATGTCAAACTTACCGCCAGGATATCTTTTCTCTAGTTTTTTGACATTTCTTTTTATGACTTCATCAAAAGATATGTCTAATGCCATACAAGCGTTTGCTACGTACCACATAACATCACCCAACTCAATAATAAGATGTTCTCTATTGTCGTCGTTCCAAGGCTTACCTTGGAAGACCATCTTCTTAACGATCTCCAAAAACTCACCAGACTCAGCAGCAAGCCCAACGCCAGCAGTGGTAAGACGTTCAATATTGGCACCCTTTTGGTCAAGTTCAACCAAACGATCAGCAAGATAGACAAAATCTTTACTGGAATCGGATGTGACAGCATCCACGAATACACTGTACTTATCAAAATCTATAGTCATGAAATTAATTGCTTTATTTCTGGGAACCACACGTAATCTAAATCAGATTTAGCAAGCACATCTAAGGCTTGCTGTGGTGTCTCAACCAATGGTTCACCTGCTAAGTTGAGACTAGTATTAAGTATTATACCATAACCTGTGAGTTTTTTCAACTCTAGTAACAAATCATATAGATGTCCACTGGTTACAGTTTGTACTCTGCATGTATTATCTATGTGAGTTACAGAAGGAATTGGTATGTCTTTAACTTTATAACATTGTGTCATGAAAGGACTGTATGTTTTAATGTCAAAGAATAGATGTGCATCTTCTTCTAGTACTGATGCTGCGAATGGTCTATACCACTCACGTTTCTTGATCCTATTAACTACTTCTCTTCCCTTGGGGTCACAGGCTGTGTAGAGGATGGATCGATTCCCAAGTGCTCGTTGTCCAGCTTCAGCGTGTCCATAATATACTGCGACGCTTTTTTGTTCTTGAAGGAGTCGAGCAACTCCTTGGAGGTCAACTTCCTCCCCTTTATATTCTGATAGGTCATACTTCCAACCATGAAATGCAGTTGTTGTTAGAGGTCTAGGTGTAAGATCCTTAGTCCTCATTCTCCAGTGTAGCATAGCAGTTCCCACGGAAATGCCAAGGTCTGTTGCCATTGGTTCAAAATAGAACTCTACATCTGGAAAAGTTTCCACCAACAGATTATTAGTTATAATATTCATAGCATAACCACCCGTAAAACACAACTTTTTGACACCAGTTGCTGACAAAACTTTACGAACTAGACTAATAATGACGTTTTGTGTATCCGTTTGTACAGATTTTGCATAGTCAGCATAAGGTTTATAATTCTCTCTGGTTATCTCATCAGCAACAGTAATTCCTTTCTTACCAAATACCTCTTGAGCTATGTCTCTGAAGTTATCAGGACCATATCCATAAAAAAGTAAGTTAACTTCTCTACACTGAAACAACATATCATTTACAAAATAATCTTTGGTAATATGTGTCTGATTACTTTCACCATAGGCAGATAAACCCATAGCTTTACCTGCTTGAAGAGCAGTTTCACCCATCATTACAGCACCTGCACTGTACAAATATCCTAGTCCCATCATACTCTCACGATGAACTTCTGCAGTGGGATGTAACTTCTTAAGACGTTCTCTTTCTTTTGGTAAATCTCTTTCCTCTGGAAACAATTTGATAAAATTTTTATATATTTCTTTAAACTTTAAACCCTCAGCAAGATAAACAGATTCTGCTTCAAAAGATATCTTATCTAATGACCCACTACCATCAACAACTAGAACAAGTGACTTGTCAAATCCACTATTAAAATATGCACCTGCAGCATGAGCAAGATGATGCCTTTTATCCTTAATAATTTCGGGTATAAACCCATGTTTTTTCTTGTATGCCTTTAAAAAAATATGAAGATACTTAAGACCATCTTCGTACATGAATGTTCTATCACCAAAGTAGCACAAAACAATGAGATCTATAGGTTCCTTTACTTTAAGGAGTTGCTTATAGATCTCAAAGTGATTAGAGTCATGTTTCTTACCACTATATCTTTCTTCTAGAAAATAATTTTGTACTTTACCATCGTAGATACAGGCAGAACAGTCATGATTACCATATTGTATGGCGGCTACTCTCATTCTCCTAGTTGATGTATAACTGGTTTCTCATGCAATAATACTTTGTATAATTTTTTTGCTTCTGCTGCAGAAACAGGAATAAATTCAGACCCAGAATCAAATCCATCGTATCTTTTTGCTTGGTTAATTACAATAGATCCACCCTCTCCTGATTGTGATCTATGGTATGTGCCACGAGGTATAATTAATGCACCACTATGAACATTTAAGTGCACAATATGGTATGGATATTTCCATTCAAAATTAATTAATTCAAAAGTCCTTTCTCCTGACAGAACTCTGTTGTGATCATCTTGGTAGTGGTGGATGTAGAATTGTTTTGCACCTACCAAATCATCAGGTGGAGATACAGCTGCCCCAGTATGAACAACAAGATCACTAGCATTAGATTCTTCAACGGATATGTCATAGAAAATTACATCTTCTGTCTCACGAAACACTCTGTGTTTCTTGAATTGTACATCACTCATACTTTTAACTTCGCAAACTTTTCTGATAAATTTTTAGTTGTAACATCTACCTCTTGATTCGCATCTACAATGTCATTTTGTGCTGATTGTTCTACATCATACAATCTCATTTTTGCACGATCAATTCCAACAACAAACCTCTTATTAAGAGTAGGATCATTGTACCTATTCTTGAGTTGTTTTACCATAATTTGATTGATCTCTTCTAACTCTTCGGTAGAGATAAGAGCAAACATAAGATCAGCAGTAGCAGGTAAACCAAAGGACTCACTGGTATCGGTAAGATCCACATCACTACTACCATAACCAGAACGAGTGGTCTGAGTAGCAGATACGATAGGTACATTTGCTTCCACTGCAAGTCCTCTAAGTTCTTCAGCGATTGCTTTGATGTAGGAGTAGGAGTTGACATTACCTAATTTTGAATAACGTGATGATGCACAGATATTTAAGTAATCAATAAAGATAATATCTGGTTTAAATGCTTTCTTAAGAGCAAGATCATTGAGCAATGCTCTGAAGTGTCCGACACTAGCAGATGCAGTTGGATACTCTTTAATAATTAGTTGACCTTGAGTTTTCTTAGCAATTTTATTTACCTTAGAATCAAACATCATCTTAGGTAACTGGTCAAGATTTTGTATATCTACACTCAAAAGATTTGCATCTATTCTTTCTGCAATTTTTTCTTCTGCCATTTCCAAAGTGATGTACAAAACGTTCTTACTTTGGAGTAAGATACTACTAGCAACATGACACATAAAAAGGGACTTACCCACACCAGTGCCTGCAAGAGCAATATTGAGAGTCTTATTAGGAAGACCACCTTTTGTGATACGGTTGAAGAACTCCAGATCGAACGGAATCTTTTCTTCCGTTTGATGATAGAATTCGTATCGTTCTTCGTAGTCTTGTAAGTAATCATGTCCTATATGATTATCAAAACTCACTGCTAATGCATCAGAAAGTATACTAGGGATTGCACCTGTAGCTCTCTTCTCATCATTACCTTCTGCAATTTTAATACTTTCCATAAGAGCAAGATATAACGCACGTTCTTTACACCACTTTTCTGTTGTATCTAATATCCATTCGTACTCAGATTTCTCATCATCAATATTCCTAATGTACTGTATGGTTTGCTGATGCTGTTCGTCTGATATATTGCCTAATTGTCCAATTTCAATCTCCAATGCTTCTTTTGTAGGTAAAGCACTGTACTCTGTGAAATATTTATTGATTACATTGTATAAGTTCCTTTCTAAAAGCTCAGAAAAATACTCTCCTTTAATAAAAGGCATAGCTTTTCTAACATATTCCTCATCAAGAAGAAGATTTTTAATTACTAGATTCTCTACCTTGCTCATTTGGTCTTAAAACTATAGGCACTGTAACAGTCATTCTTGGATCTGTCAACTCATTTTTAGGAGAAGCAGTTTCCAAGTAAGATGGATAAATTATAACATCACCTGCATTAATATACAATCCTGCATCCCATGTCCATTCTGGAACATTAAAAGGATCAAAAGATTGAACTAATTGCCTTACGGGATGAAAGAAGGAATCAGAATTCTTACATTCATTTACATAATGAACCATTGTATAATGACTTGGTAAGAAATCACTCTTATCTAAACTCTCTCCTTTTTCTAAGCATTTAAAAACAAATGTTTGCATCGCAAATGAATGAGTTTCACTGACACCAAGATCACTCATAAACTCATTTAGAATATCAACGTAAGGTACTGTTAGGTCATGACCTATATCACCATATCCCATAATTAATGGAGATATTTCTTTAAATTTACATTCGTTATATTCTTTAGTCCAATGCGTTAAGAACTCATCATTATTAGAAATATGATACTTACGAACTACTGATGGAAATAAATCTATTTTCATGATCCATACTTATATTCTTGACCTGCAGCCCAATCTAATTTCTCCATCACTTCTTTGGTGAAATATTTCTCTGGATCTTTGAGTATTGCAGAGGGATATACACTAGTTTCACCTACAACTATGCGATTTCCTTTACGTTCAAATACTCCATACTTCTCTCCTAATTCTAAGAGACCATAATACTTATCAAGTCCCCTAGAATCATAGTATAACCTAGTGGTTACATCAGAATTTTCTTTTGTCAGACGAGACTTTGCTGCCTTAGCTTTGACAAGAT